CTTTCTGGGCAAGTCTATCTATGCGGGTCTGAGGGAGGACCCTGTAGGGTTCACCTTGGACATGATACCCGTGGTCGGTGAGATACGATCCGGTATGGACGTTGATAAGTATTCTGACCTTGCCAATCAGGCAGAGGCTGCGGGCAACACTGAGTTAGCTAACACTTACAGACAGATTGTTGCTATGGCGGCCACGGGTGTTGCGCCGTTGGCGGGCATGGGAGCGAGGGCCGGTAAGCGTGCTGCGATCAGCGCGGCAGAGGAAGCGGCCACCACGTCAGCCAGAGCCATGTTGGATGATATAGCTGAGACGGCAGGCACTAGAGCTGTGCCGGAAGTGCAACCTACGCAGCCTATTGCGTTTAGTGATGCGTATGCTCAGGAGATAATGACCACGCTCCCCGAGCCAGTGAACACGGACCTTTACAAGGGTGCAGATGTAGCGGCTTCTCCATGGTTGACCAGTCCTGAGGGGCAGACGTTTAACCGGCAAATTGCCGCTGACCCAGAGGGTATGATCGCTCGATACAATACCATACCGGACACTGAGGGTGGCAAGGTGCTGGATACAGACCTTTTCCGTGAGCTGAGTCCCAACTATCTGGCAGACAGGACATTAGCGACGGAGATACATGAGGCGGCAAGTGCGTTGAACAAGGGGCTTTACGAGAGAAGGCTGGCAGAGACAGCTGGGCAGGAGGGCACTTGGGTATTTACCGGAGGCGGCCCTGCTTCAGGTAAATCCTCTGGCCCTGCAAAAGCCATGAGAGCGGATGCCGATCTTATTTACGACGGTAGCATGGCTAATTTTGACGCCATGGCAAAACGCATAGATTCTGCTTTGGATTCTGGTAAGAACGCCAAGCTGGTGTTTATTGACAGAGCGCCAGAGAGGGCTATTGGTTTGGCGGTTGGTCGCGCTATGGATCAAGCCAGAAGGTTTGGCAGCGGTCGAACCATTCCGAAAGATGAGTTCGTGCGTATGCACATGGAAAGCCGAGAAACTATAAAGAAACTAGCGGAAAGGTATAAAGACTTTGACAACGTGGATATCACTGTTATCGATAACAACGGTATTCAAGGACAAGAGTTTATAAAAAGTATAGAAGATATACCCGATTTAGATTACAATGAGTCACTGAAGAGAGTAGAAGAAGCTCTCGAGGAGATGAGAAGTGAAGGCGAAGGAAGAATTAGCCAAAATATCTATGACGGGTTCAACCAAGTCTACCGCCAAGAACAGGCCACTCAGCCCAGCGGAGAAAGAGCAGCATCTCAGGTTGAACAAGGCGTTGATGGAAGGAATGCAGAACAGGCAACCCAACGAGCCGAGCCGTTAGGCGTAGGTGTTGACGAGTCTCTGGCCGGTGGTCAGCGGCTCAGGAACTACGGCACTGAGCAGCTGGACTTGATGGATAATCTGGCAACCAATGCCACGGCAGGAACAAGAGCAGCAGATGCGCTTATCAACGCACCAGTTGAGGCAGGAACCAAAGTAGGTATCCGTCTTAACCTTAACTCAAGAATCCCCGATGCCCCCCGAGGCTTAGACAAGCTTCAGACTTTGCATAAGAATAATTTCAATGGGAAAGCTTTATCCTATGTCCCTTATGCAACCGTGGAAAACGGCACCTTTAACGTAAGCCAGACTGGTCGCAGAAACATAGCGGCTAAGATTTCAGGTATGGATGTGCCTGAAGCCAAGGCTAAATTCCCCGCTATGTCGGTTGATGGCAATTACGCGCCTGACAGAAACGTGCTTAGAGAGGGTGGGGAAATCATTGAGGTTGGGTTTAATCCAGCTGCCCATCATTTGTTTATAGACATGAACACAGGTCAGGCGGTTAAATCGTTTGACGTGGCCACTGTCGTGGGCGACAGGGTGTATGCCAAAGGTGTTACCTACCACAAGAAATCCGAGGCTCCTGAACCAGTAGCCGCGTCTGACGGCACAGAACTCCCGAGCAACGTGCGATATCGAGAGATGAGCAAAGGCGGGATAGTTGACCGTAAAGACGACAACAGAACATATATCTAGGACAAGACGATGCCAATAGATAAAGTAGTGAACCTTGCTCCAAATACGACGGTCTCTGTCGTGGATGACATGGAAGACATGCCAGAAATCGAGGTAGTGCTTCCCGACGACGGTGAGTTTGAGATAGAGATGGTTCCAGAAAAGGACCCTGACTTCTACGACAACCTTGCCGAGGACATGGACGAGAGCGACCTAGCCCAAATTTCACTGGATTTATTGGCGTTTTTCGAAGCAGACAAGAGTTCCCGAGGTGATTGGGAGCAGATGTACGCCAAGGGCCTTGATCTGTTGGGCTTGAAGTTTGAGGAGCGCAGCAGGCCATTCCGTGGTGCAGCTGGTGCTGTCCACCCGATGCTTACTGAATCGATTGTCCAGTTCCAAGCGCAGGCGTTTAAAGAGCTGATGCCGGCTGGTGGTCCTGTCAGAACCCAGACAATGGGCAAGGAGACACTGGATAAGGTCCAGCAGGCGTCTCGTGTGCAGGATTTTATGAACTACCAGATCACGACGGTGATGAAAGAGTACACACCGGAGTTCGATCAGCTGTTGTTTTACACAGGATACGGTGGTTCTGCCTTCAAAAAGGTCTATTACGACTACCCACTGGGCCGCATGGTCAGCCGAGTGGTGCTTCCTGACGACCTTTACATCCCCTACAACGGTTCCAGTGTCATGTCTGAGTGCCGTCGTATCACTCACCGCATCACAATGGACTCAAATGAGTTCAAAAAGCGTGTTGTAGCGGGCGAATATCGGGACATTGAGGTCGATCCGGACGGTGCAGGCCAAAATATTGACCAGATTGGCGCTGCTGTGGACCGTTTGGTGGGTGTAGAGGCCACCGGAGAGCCTGAAGAGCTGTTTTTGTTGGAGTTTCAGGTCGATTTAGACATTCCGGGCTACGAAGATGTGGACGAAAAGGGCAATCCGACCGGAATCAGGCTGCCTTACGTCGTTACATTGGACGAAAATACCGGCCAAGTGCTGAAAATCTGCAGAAACTGGAACGAAGGCGACGAATACAAGTGCCGCAAAGAGTATTTTGTGCATTATGTGCTGGTAGAAGGCCCCGGAGCCTACGGTTTGGGCTTTGTACACCTGATTGGTGGCCTCTCTAAGACCGCTACAGCCGCTCTCAGGCAACTTTTGGACGCAGGTACGCTATCTAACCTTCCTGCTGGCTTTAAAGCCAAGGGAGCGCGTATAGCGGACGATAACGACCCCATCCAGCCGGGTGAGTGGCGTGATATTGACGCTGGCGGGGCAGAATTGAGCAGTTCTCTGCTGCCAATGCCGTACAAAGAGCCAAGCCAGACCCTTTTCTCGCTCTTAGGCTTCACTGTGGACGCCGGTAAGCGTCTTGCAAGCACAGCAGATATGCAGGTAGGGGATGGCAACCAACAGGCCGCTGTGGGTACCACAGTAGCTCTGCTAGAGCGTGGCTCAATGGTGATGTCAGCTATCCATAAGCGGCTGTACTACGCACAGACCCAAGAGTTCGAGATGCTGTTCAAAGGATTCGGCGAGTATCTGCCGGATGAGTACCCGTATGACGTGCCCGGAGCCTGTCGTTCGGTCAAGCGTTGCGACTTTGACAATATGGTCGCTGTGCTGCCCGTAGCGGACCCGAATATCTTCTCTGCTGCCCAACGTATTACCTTGGCGCAAACGCAGCTCCAGCTGGCTCAGAGCGCCCCACAGATGCACAACATGTACGAGGCGTACTACCGTGTGTATCAGGCAATGAACGTGCGGGACATTGACGGCATCCTGAAGGTACAGACCAACCAGATGCCAAAAGACCCTGCCAGCGAGAATATTGATGCGGTAGACGGCAAGCAGCTGCAGGCTTTTGCTGGTCAGCAGCATGACTCTCACATTGCATCGCACCTGATTATGGGTATGTCGCCGTTGTTACAGGCGAACCCTATGGCTGCCACTGAGCTGCAGAAGCATATTCTGGACCACATCAAGCTCAAGGCTGAGGAGGACGCAGAAGCTGAACTGTTTACGCAGTATGGCAACGACCCAGACAATATGGTCTCCGACATGCAGCGTGAGGCCACCGTAGCTCTCAAGGTCTCTCAGTACATGATGGAGATGAAAGAGATGCAGGCTCAGTTGATGGGAGCTGGCGAAGAAGGTGGTCAGGACCCTGTGGTGGCACTGAAGGCTCAGGAGCTGCAGCAGCGTGCCGCTAAGGATCAGGCCGACATTGCACTGAAGCAGCAAAGCCTGCAGAACGAGCAGATGCGTATTCAAGAGAACGCTCAGGCCAATGACGAGCGCATTGCCTCTCAGGAAAAGATCGCGGCTGAAAGGTCAGCGGTAGCCAGAGAACGTATCTACGCCCCTAAAGGAGGCTAAAATGCCACTTAAAAGTGGGAAAAGTAGCAAAACAATAGGTAAAAATGTAAAAGAACTGGTTAAAACCTATGAGAAAAAAGGTAAGATAGGCACCAGTAGACCTGCCAGCAAGAAAGCCGCGCAAAAACAGGCGGTGGCTATTGCTCTCAGTAAAGCAGGTAAGTCACGCAAAATGGCTAAGGGCGGTCCGGTTAAGGCCAAGCCTAAGCCTAAAGTTGTCAGGAAACGCGACGGCAACAAGAAAGTAAAGATTTACTAAGCCTTCCAGACGGTGGCATTAAACCGTCTGCTTACATGGGAAAACGACCATGCTGGAGTTCGCCGAGCGCGTTCTAAGAGAAATTAGAAAGCTAGAATCGGACACAGAAGCAATTGTGTTGAACGGAACCGTCTCCGATATGGAGCGTTATCGTTTCCTGATGGGTCGTCTGGAAGGTATTCGCCTCGTTGATGAGGTCATTCGTAAAGAAGTTAAGAAATACTCGGACGACTAAAGGAGACTATATGCAATCTGAGCCTAACTTAACGGCATTAGAAGAGAAATGGCAGACCGAAAAGAAAGATGCCAAACCCTCTCTGAACGATGCTTACACCGAAGATGGAAAGGTAAAGAACGAAGGCATTGAGCAAAGCGTTCTTGATCTGATCCCCCAGCCGACGGGCTGGCGTCTTGCCTTGCTTCCATACCGAGGTGCTGCAACTACCAAGGGCGGCATCATGCTGGCCAAGGAAACGCAGGAAAGAACACAACTGGCTACCAATGTAGGGTATGTGTTGAAGGCAGGGCCTTTGGCATACGCGGATGCGTCTAAGTTTCCAGACGGCCCGTGGTGCAAGGAAGGTGACTGGGTGATCTTTGGCCGATATGCCGGGTCACGCATTCAGATTGACGGAGGCGAAATCCGGCTCCTCAATGATGACGAAATTTTAGGGATAGTGACTGATCCCGAAAACATTTTGCACATGTAAGGAGAGATTGATGGCAGAGCCAAAAAACGAAGAACTCCAGTTTGATGTAGGTGACAACGAAGAAGAAACGACGGTTGAGATGAACGACGACGGTAGTGATGCCAAAGTCGCTGAAAAGGAAGAGCCTGTCGTTGAGCAAGAAGCCGCCCCTGAGAAGGAGCAGGCTGCACCTGATTCAGGAGAGTTAGACGACTATTCTGACAAGGTAAAGAAGCGAATTGATAAGCTTACAGCGCGTTTACGAGAGACTGAACGCCGTGAAGCGTCTGCCTTGGAGTATGCAAAAAGCGTGCAATCCCAGCACGAAGAGCTGCGTAAACGGTATGAGCAGACCGCCACAGAGCGGGCAGGCGAGGCCAAGGGCCGCGTTGAAACACAGATTACTGCACTCAAGACTGTGATAAAGAGAGCCAGAGAAGAAGGCGACATCGACACAGAAACTGAGGCGCAACAAAGACTTACGCAGGCCATCTGGGAGCAGCAACAGCTCAATAGCCAAAAAGCTGAACCCGCGCCAGAAGCGCAACAGCCTGCACCGCCTCCTCCACAGCCACAAAAAGCAGCTGATCCTAAGGCTGAGGACTGGGCAGAAAGGAACCCTTGGTTTGGCCAAAACATCGTGATGACCAACACCGTGCGGGGTATTCACGTAGAACTTGTTAAGAATGAGGGGTTTGACCCCACTTCAGACGAGTACTATGATGAGATAGATCGCAGAATGCGTAATTTATTTCCGCAGCAGTTTGGGGAAGCAACACCGCCCCAAGAAGAAGCTGCGCCAGATAACAGGACCAACCGACCCGTGCAAACGGTGGCGCCTGCAACCCGATCGTCGGGAGTCAACAACTCAGCACGCCGTACTATTAAGTTGAAACCCAGCGAGGTTGCAATCGCTAAAAAGCTAGGGGTTCCACTTGAAGAATACGCTAAACATGTGAAGAGGTAGTCATGAACGACAAAACTGTACCAAAACTTTCTCGCAGTAAACGTGAATCTGAGACTCGCGAAAAGACTGCGCGTCGTAAAAGCTGGGCACCTCCTTCTCGGTTAGATGCTCCCCCACCTCCTCCGGGCTATAAGCACCGTTGGATAAGGGCTGAGTCTGCAGGGCAAGAGGATCGAATCAACGTAACCGGCAAACTCCGTGAGGGGTATGAGCTGGTTAGAGCTGATGAGTATCCTGAGTTTGACAGTGTGGTCCAAGAAGACGGAAAGCACGCAGGTGTTATTTCTGTCGGTGGATTGCTGCTGGCAAGGATTCCTGAAGAAACAGCAGAAGAGCGTCGAGAGTATTATCAAAGTAGAACCCATGATCAGATGCGGGCTGCGGACAATGACCTGATGAAGACGAACGCACATTCGTCGATGAAGATCAATGCTCCTGAAAGGCAGTCCCGTGTAAGCCTCGGAGGTCCTCGGTCCTCCGAATAACCCTGTTATTTAAGGACATATATCATGGCTAATGTAGATAAAGCTTTCGGTTTGCGTCCGCTCGGTAACCTGTCTGCCTCTGGTTCACAGAAGCAGTACGGCTACGAGATTGCGGATAACCAAGCCGGTGCTATCTATCAAGGTGACCTTGTTACCCTGAAAGATGGCTACATTCTGCAGTTCGACCCCAGCTCTCACACGGCTGCGGTAGGCGTGTTCAATGGTTGTAACTACATCGACCCAACCACTGGTAAGCCTACTTGGAAGAACTACTACCCCGGTTCTGTCAACATCACTCAAGGCAAGATTGTTGCCGAGGTGTTGGACGATCCGAATCAATTGTTCATCATTCAGAATGACGGCACTTCAACTGCTGCTGATTATGGCAAGAACGCTGATATCGTCGTTGGCACAGGTAGCACCACTACTGGTGTTTCTGCTAACGAGCTTGATACCAGCTCTATTGCTACAACTGCTGCATTGAACCTGAAGATCGTAGGTCTTTGGGATGTTCCCGGTAATGCCGTGGGCGCCAACGCTGTCGTTGTGGTTAAAATCAACGAGCATCTGTACGGAAGTGCAGGCGTAGCTGGCCAATAAGGAGTAAATGACCAATGGCAATTTCACGTTCACAACTCGTAAAAGAGCTTGAACCCGGTCTGAACGCTCTATTTGGACTGGAATACAACAACTACGAAAACGAGCATGCGGAAATCTATTCTACTGAATCTTCAGATCGAGCATTTGAGGAAGAGGTCATGTTATCCGGGTTCGGTGAAGCCCCAGTGAAAGCTGAAGGCGCAGGCGTTGCATACGACCAAGCGCAAGAAGTTTACACTGCTCGCTACACACACGAAACCATTGCTCTGGCGTTTAGCCTGACAGAAGAGGCCATCGAGGATAACCTCTATGACCGTCTTGCGTCTCGCTACACCAAGGCTCTGGCTCGTAGTATGGCTCAGACTAAGCAGATTAAAGCTGCTGACATCCTGAACAACGCTTTCACCACATCTCTTGGTGGAGACGGCAAGCCACTT